TTGTAGCAGCACCAGCACCAGGAATACTAGGAGCAGTAAAGTTTTGTCCTTTTAAAGGATTTTCAAAAGATTTTCTCTTTAATAATTTTTCACCATCAATCTTTCCTCCTTTAGAGTCATCTTCTTCTCTGATTGACTTTAAAAGATCTTCTAGATTCATTGTGCCTGCTGCTGTTGCATCTTAAGTTTCTCTTCTTCTAAATGTGATCTTAAGAGTTCAACGTATACGTCTCTCTCCCAAGGTATCATGTTTTCAATCTCTGTTAATGAGTATTTATGATACTGCATCAAAGAAAAATTTAATTTAAAGTAACTCTCCAAATTCATATGGGAGAGTGCTATGCGAAAAAACTTGCCAATCCCTCAAGTACAACAGTGCCTTTTTTCTTTGTCTTAGGATTAACAACCTCTATTTCATGCGACAATTTAGGCATGGTAGAGAAGAAACGTTCAATTTCTTTAAACTGTTGAGAATTCATCTGCTCCAAAAAGTCAGTTATTTCTTTTTTAGTGAAATCATCAGTAGTCCACGCTTCATCCACAGAATATACTTTATCAATACATGATGAAATTAATTCAAATGATTGATCAACTTTACTATCCTCACTGAATTCAAAATTACTTTTGATGAATTGATCAAGGGATGGGTACCTCATCTCCATCATCAAAGTATCATCAATTTTAATTTGATTTGTATGATCTTTTTGTTTTACAACTTTAATGTCATCAATATTGATCTCAATTTCAGAATAAGTTTCTCCATCATCAGGACAAAGAACACTCACTTCAATATCTTCACCGACAGACTTACCACGAATATTAAGAAAAAGAAATTCAATATCGAATGTAGGTAAAGATTCAACCTTAACGCCGCGTGTCTGAATACAATCTTTTAAAACGGCTTTAATAGCATTAGTTATTTCTTTGGGGTTATCACTTTCAAGTGCAAGAACTAATAACTTTTCTTCTTTTACAAGAAAGGGGCGATACTTAATTGTTTTTCCAGTAGATGGCAATTCCAACTCATAAGTTGGTGTAGCAATTTTTGGTAAAGGCATAATATGTTATTCAGTATGTGTATTTATCTTAGTTTAAAACATTTCTCTAAGGTTTCCATCTGCATCACGCACTGGTGATCCATCAGGCAATAAGAGAGGGCCGTCATCTCCTCCATCCATCCTTGCGCCTGTTGCAGTGTCTCTTTCTACAAAGTCAGTATTGGAGCCTGCTGTGCCGCCAAAAGAAGAATCAAAGGGAACTGCAGATATTGGATCTGTAGATATTGGAACTGCATCATTAATAACAGAAGATGATCGTTGTGCAATCGGCAGTGGTGCTGATGATTGCTGAACAGTTTGAGACAGTCCAGTAGAAGGAATTATAACATAACGAGAGAAATTAAAGTTCACTGTACAAAGAAGGATTTGAGATGCATCATAATTAACTGGCATCTGATTTATGGATATTGGATATGCATTAAAAAATTTATAGGTTAAATTTTTACCTGCATAATCTCTTTCAAATTTCTTGATGTAGAAATTAGTTTTATAATCATTAGGAAAGCTTACTCTGTAAAAATAATTATCATTATTTACAGATGTATTTCTAGGTTCATTGACTATGAAAGAAATATAATTTTCAAAAAAGTTAATTATATCATAGTCATGATCAACATAAAAAGAGAAAGACGAGGTAGTGTCATATTGTCTTCTATATGCATGTCTCTCAGTAACACCTGTTCTATCATTATCAAGGGTGTGTGTTGCTAAAGAAGTTCCTGGAAGTGCTGCCTCTCTACAAGATAATGTAAGTTTTTCACTCAATGCATTATTATATCCATCCCTTGAATTAATCTCGCCCTTTACATCAGGAGGAACAACAAAACTACACTCATATGTGGATGTGAGTGATGGTTGTAATATAGTGTTTTTTAACTTAGCAACATTTCTTGCCTTTGGTTTTGGCGATGCCATCTAAATAGTTTTTACCGTATATATTATGTATGGGAGTTAGTAAGAAAAGTATTTACAGTCCTTCAAATCCCCAAAAATATAAGGGTAATGTTAGTAACATTATCTGTCGTAGTAATTGGGAAAGACGTTTCTGTAAATGGTGCGATTTAACTGAGAATATTCTTGAGTGGGGTAGTGAAGAGTTCTTCATTCCATACTTGTCTCCTATTGATAGGAGAGTTCATCGGTACTTTCCTGATTTTATTATAAAAGTAAAAGAAAGTACAGGGCAAGTAAAGACTTACGTGATAGAAGTAAAACCCAAAAAACAAACTAAAAAACCAACCAGCAAATCAACTTTATATGAGTGCAAAACATACGCAGTGAATCAAGCCAAATGGAACGCGGCAAATGAATGGTGTGCTGACAGAAGAATTGAATTTAAAATCATCACCGAAGACGAATTAGGTATCAAGTATGGAAGATGAGTTTGAGTTTGAAAGGCAGGTTGGTAGTAATCGATTAGAGAGCGTCAAAGATTCAATCAGAGACTTAGGTGATCCTGAAGACATGATGATTGAGATTTCAAACATCTTAAACGAAACTGTAATTATTCCAGATGCAGGGGAAACATATACATTTATATACAATGCAAAGACTCCAAGAATACAATATGATCAACATCCATTAGTCGGTGTAACTGATGTATATCGATGGGGATTCAGAGGAATTAATTTTCACTGGGATAAAATTAGAAACTATACCTGGGAAGAGATACCGGGACAACTACACATCGTCAGACAGAGTGAAATACAAACCATTCTTGATATTCCCTATGCATATTATTTAAAAAACATCTAAATATAAAAAAGTATTCGTATAATGTCCGAGGAAGTAACCAGTAATACTAATAAATTTAATATAAATGGCGTTGATAGAACATTTAGAACTATCACCACCCATGAAAATGAAAAAGTGCAAAAAGTTATTATCCAAGAGAATGTCACTGAGGAACAATATGAAGAAACAAAGGCGGCCAACCCCGATGTTATTTCGGGTGAAGTAGAGATCTCAGCGAACGGATCACGTTACTATATTAACCGCGTAACTAGAACTAATAGTGGTGATGGAAAATATACTACTTCAGATTTTATCGCTGATTATGAATTTGATAAAGCAATTGCATCATCTGGCCCAGGAAGCCTTTTATATAAATTAACCACTGGTTCTGTTGTAGCACTTAGTAATGCCACTGGTGATCTTCAAGAATTATGGAAGGAAAGTTTTCCTGGACAATTTCAAAATCAAGAGGATGTTCCACCTGTTTTTGAAATTGGTAATTCCTCTGATTTTAATGTACAACCAAGAAATATAAGAACAACTTACGAAGATCTTAAATATCCTGAGGATATCCAGAATTCTAGCCAAGATGTGATGAGATTTAGTATGTTCCGTCAGACTGGTAGATCTTTCTCCTTTGATCTGGAAGGTGATGACTTGTTTACTTTTGGAAACAGAGTGAGATCTCATATAGGAGGATCAGTTACACTGCCAATTCAAACAGATATTCAAGATACAAATCAAGTAGATTATCAAAGAGGAAATTTAAATCCCGTAGCTGGTGCATTAGCATCAATTTCATTAGATCCACTTAAATTTGGAAAATCACTGACTTCAATATTGAGTATGAAGCCTGAGGACATCCAGGAGGTATTGGGATCGCAACCTTCCCAAAATATCATTAATGTACTAAAAGTTTATCTTGCACAAGCAGCAACCGGATCACAAGGATTAATTCCAAGAACAACAGGTGCTATTTTAAATCCTAACGTTGAACTTTTACTTCAAGCACCTCAGTTAAGAAGTTTTAGATTTTCGTTTAGAATGAGTGCTCGAAGTTCTACAGAGGCAACACAAATTAAAAAAATTATTAGATTTTTTAAACAAGGAATGTCAGTTAAACAATCAGATACCTCACTTTTCCTTGTAACTCCAAATTTATTTAAGATTAGATACCTAGCAGACGGAATTGGCGGTTCCGAGCATCCATCAATTGGTAGAATCAAAGATTGTGCTTTGACTTCACTAAATACTCAGTATACGCCTGACGGAACATATATGACATATGATGATCTGGGACGAACAATGACATCTTATAATATAACCATGGACTTTACTGAACTTGAACCTATTTTTGAAAGCGACTATACCGGCGGGACAGGTCCTTTAGCAAATTCAGATGAAGTTATCTTTCCAGTTCCTGAATCTCATATAGGTTACTAATGGCAAGTTACTTTAGACAAGTTCCAGATTTTGATTACGTCAGTAGAGATTCTGATGGAAAAACTATTGGTGATTATACAAAAGTAAAAAATCTTTTTAAGAGAGTCAAAATTCGTCAAGACATCTTAAAAAATATAGCATACTTCACTAAGTATGAAATAAGGGGAGACTCTCGTCCAGATAACGTATCTTTTGACATTTATGGAGATGAGGCATTTGATTGGTTAGTTCTTCTTTCAAATAATATCATCAATGTTCAAACAGAATGGCCACTTACACAAAATGCTTTTAATAATTTTTTAATTAAAAAATATGGAAGTATTCAAAATACAGAAAACATTCACCACTATGAGACAAGAGAAGTAAAAAATGACTCTGGTGGCACTGTAGTTCAAAAAGGTTTAACTGTTCCTAAAAATTATAAAGTAGAATACTTTGACGTAAAAAGAAATCAATACGTCATCAAGAACGATGTAGATGCGGTAACGAACTACACTTATGAAATAAGAAAAGAGGAAGAAAAAAGAAGTATATATTTATTGAAACCAAATTATATTGAACTTGTTTTAGATGATGTTGAAAACTTGATGCCATATAAAAAAGGTTCTGATCAATATGTGAACAGAACCTTGAAAAGAGGGGAAGATATCAGATTATTTAATTAACTCTCTGCCAGTTTTTGGAAGTAGGAGAGTGCATCATCTTCATCATCATCAGACTTAGGTGATGGTGCAGAAGCGGTGATGTCAGGTGCATTAAAGTCAGGCTTAGAGCGTGACAAAGACTCTTGAATCTGACGCTCTGCAGTCTCTTTAGCAGCATAATCATCATACTGAGTCTCTTCATCTACAGGAGAAGTAGTATGAGACTTCTGTCCAAGAACATACTTCAGACGACGCTCAAGATCTTCATGAGACTTGAATTGATCTTCAGCAGTTAATGCAGCAAGAGAATATTGCTTCTTCCAGACTGCCTCCATGGCTTCATCATCAGAGAGAAGTGGCGATGCTGCTTCAAACTCAGACTTATCGTAATTCCAGTAACCATCCTTCTTCACAATCTTCAGTTTAAAGTTTGCTCCGCCCCAAAAATCAAAAGGATTGATTGGTGTTTCATCTTCAAATTCAGGTTGCATTGCTTCCATGATCTTGTCAAAGATCTTCTTGCCGAACTTGTAGAGGAAGACACTACCCTCATTGTGAGGATTAGTAGGATCTTTTACAACATACACATTTGCATAGTAAGACAGTTTACGCTTCTGCTTACGAACAACATCTTTGTTGGATTCGATACCACTGTTCCACAGTTCGCGGTTGTGCTCAGAAACAGGATCTTTCTGCCCGAGAGTAGTTAAAGAGTTCTCAATATACCAACCACCGACACCTTGGAAGGCATGTGAATACATTTTTGCCCAAGGGAGATCTTCTCCATCAGGGGCAGGAAGGAAACGGAGAACAGCAAAACCGTTACCTACTTTATCGACTTCGGGTTTCCAAAGACGATCATCACCTCCACTGGCGGTATTATTCATCTTCTCAACTTCCTTAACAAGTTTAGAAGTTAGAGAACCAATAGAGGATTGCTTTTTAAGATCAGAAAATGACATTGTATTTTGTATTAGTTAGATTTGGCTTTAGGTACTTCGTTATTCTACAACTCGTCACCCTGAATGTCAAGTTGCTTCTTCATCGTATCAAGCATCTTACTCATGTTAGAGAAGACAACATTGATGTCAACGTCTTGAGGCAGTCCCATCATTGTAGCAGATTCTACAATGCGAGATTTCATCATCTTTGCTTCAGGATCATCCGATAAACTCAAACGAGCATAAAGGATTTTTTGTTTATCAAGAAGTTTTTCCATCAAAGCAACATGAAATTTCTTCTCCACTTTTGACATAGAGGGAAATTTAAAGACATTACCATAAACTTCTTCTTGAAGTTCCTGGATCTGTGTCATTTCTGCCCGAACTACTTCGGATTCAAAAAAACTCATGTTTCTCCTAGGACTACCTGTTTAAGTATTTTTTTATAACGAAATACATCAATATTTAGAAAGGGTGAGTATTTTCTAATTTTCATACTAACAGATTCCCATACTGGATCTTTCAATTGCTTATCCCAATTATTTTTGTATCCAAGTATATGATTTAAAATTACCATCGTTTCAATAGATATATTACTTTTCAAATATTCTTTTAGAATTTGAGGATGTTTTGATCCATTCAAAGCAAACATTGAATCGAAATTATTATCAAAGAAAATTTTATCAGTCTCTTCCTTGAAAAGATATGTAAGAGATTGAGTTCGTTTTTTCCATGATACGTATCTACCTTCACCTTCTCGAATCATTTCACCAATCCACAGTTTTCCTGGATCAGTGCAATCAATAAAGTTAGATACAAAAAACTCAATTACTTCTTTATCTGATTTGTTACGTGATAATTTTTCAAACCAAAATCTATCTTTGCGTTTATAAAAAGATTGTACTGAGGCACGACTTTTACCGCAGTACTTATGATAATCGTATTTCTCTTTAGTAAAATGATTCTTTAAAGAGATATATGATTTATATGCATCGAACGGCATCACTGAAAAATCCTATAAGTGAAAAATTTGCCGGAAAAATTTTTGCCCCCTTTTTGGAATCAAAGAGGCAATTTGGCACGAGATGTTCTCTTTAAAAAGTTAAGTTCCGTTGCTTCACATTTTAACTTCTCTTTAAGAGGTTTTGAAATAAGTTTGGGTACAGATTCCACGTCAATTGCATTTAGATCACAGAAGTGAACAATGGCATCGATGTAACTCATACCTTTGTTATCAAGAACAAGGTGTTCAATATCATGTGCAAATTTTGACGGGCAGAAGAATTTCTTTTCTAGTGCTTTTTCTAGTTCATTCTCCATTCTGCGCCCTAGTATTGTGATGTACAAATTCTTTAATGTAACGAACTAGAAGTTTAATATAATCCCCTTTGTTCCTTTTGTCAAATACTTCTACTTCACCACTGGGAGTCACCATAATGGTAATAAGTTTTTTGACAGGGATACCAGTCATCTCAAAGTATGCTGAAGCATAAAACATTTCCTGAACAAAATAATTTTCTAACCACTTTTCAGGTTTAATCTTTTCAGATGTCTTAAAGTCAATGACTGCTAACTCTCCCTCGTATTCTCCGATACAGTCTACCCTACCAGCCAATCCAAGGTACTCAGAGTACAGAGTCCTTTCGATAGCGTGTATGTTATTTATCTTATCCAGATATGGTTTGGCATGATGAAACATAAACTGAGTAAGAGGACGAAAGTCATCCCAGTTTATTTCATTGTTCCGCATGTACACTTCAACTGCTTCATGGAAATCGGTACCACGAGTAGTTGCTTTCTTCGTAATACGATTTGCTTCTTCAATACCAACTCGCTTACGCCACTTGACAAAGATCTGTCGGTTGTAAAAAGAAGTTACTGATGTGATAGAAGGAACCCAGTCTCCACTTGGAAGGTTGTAGAGACGGATGCCATTTGTTTCTTTCTTGTTTAGTTCAATGTCACCGAGATAATTATGATGAGTAAATTGCATTAATAATGTCCTAGTCTTTTAAGGGGGGAGTTACCATTAACAAAGTTGATAAAAAATATTTGTGTCAATCTAAATTCTTCAGGAACCCAAAAATTTGATTCTTTGTGCCAAGTTCTACCATTATATGCAACCATCCTATTATAACAATTTTTGAATTCTAGTGTGGTATCAAATCTATTATTATGTTTTTTGAGTGTTTTTGCATACAAATCTACATCAACATCTAAGTTGTGATAAAGATCATTTCTAAGACATAAATCTTTTCCTGTCAGTTCAGCACATTGATTTAGATATTCGTATCCGTTTTTAGGAGAAAGAATGGTTGTACCAGCATCAAAACTTGTCTCCTTATTGAGGTAGACAACTGCAGCGAAGTGTGTATTAGAATCTAGGTGTGGCCACCCAGTGTTCATGGGATGATTTTTATCATCATGATATGTGTATATCTTTTGAAAGAAACAACTTGCTTCCCATGTCACTTCAGTGTTTGACATATCAAAAAAACATGTCATCAATCGTTCCATAGAAAGATCAAAAAACCCCCTGTCAATAATCTCAAGGGATTTAGTTCTTTCGCCAGGAAAATTTGTTTCGATATTTCCTGGTTCAAAATCTAAACTTAAACCATAATCTCGTACTGAATCTGGATCATCCCAGAAACCATCTACACATGTCGCAGGAATCATAAATTCAGTTCATGTTTTGCCATAAGATACTCTTTACAGAGTCCAGAGCGGACAATATCTTCAACACCAAACTCAATAATATCAACGGATGGCATCACTCTTAGAATATTCATGAAGTCATGAATACCATTCCTTTCATTTTGTTTTACCAAGTCAGTCTGAGTAGCATCACCACAGAACATGATCTTAGTATCTTCACCAACCCTAGTAATAATACTATCAAGTTCATGAAAATTCAAGTTTTGATATTCATCAACAATAATAACTGCTTTATCAAGAGTTGTACCACGGATGAATGACGTGCTCCAGAAACTAATCGTTCCTTGTGTTTTTAGATTGCCATAAAGCATTTCAAAATCTGTTTCTGTAGGCAACTCAAACATATACTTTACCATATTTTTATATGGAATCTGATATAAGGATGATTTGTCCTCATGATCTCCAGGTAGGAAACCAATCTCTCTTGTCGCTACTAGAGAACGAACGATATAAATTTTTTCGTAGGGGGATCTTTCGTCAAGAACATCCTGTAATGCATTATAAAGTGTAATAAAAGTTTTACCAGTTCCAGCAGCACCGTATGCTACTAGATTTTTACCTTTTGAATATGCATCAAAAAGTAATTTTTGATTTTCTGTAAGGGGATCAATGTCCCTCATCAAATCAGTATTGATGGGTTTTTTACGCTTCATTTGCTTAGCAGTTAAACCAACACCGATCGGTTGATCTCTCTTTCTTTTTGTAGGCATACTATTCAGTCATCCCCTTGTGTTGTACCAATTCCTTTCTTAGCTAATCGTCCAGAGATACCTCCAGATTTATCGGCCTTCTTAAGGACTTCACCCCATCCAGGGTTTCTGTTAACAAGTTTATCCCTCCATTCACCAACCTCAACTCCGAGAGCAGGTGCGGTAGATGGATCAGAATAATCTCTACTCCAATCAGGATTATCAGCACACCACTGATCCCAATCATGGACACTCATTGATACTTCTTTTTGTTCTTCAGTTTCCTTATTAATAACAGGGTAAGTTGCCATAGAATTTAGTTAACCACGTAAATATTTATTAAATGTAATTGAAAACAAGATTGAATCGAGACATGGCATTAGAAGTATTACTTGAGTTGTGAAATTCACTGCCATCAAAAAAATACATTCTATTGGCAACACTCTCTACCTTATCTTCACCTATTCGTGTGAATCCATTGCACGTATTAAGACAATAGATAGCGGCAGTGTGACTAAAGTTATAATCAATATGCGATCCATGTTCTCTAACTATATCGGCACTTGGATAAAGATTTATTCGGATTCTTAATAAAGTTTCAATCTCTAATTTATCCTCAAAGTGTTTTTTGATATCATAGTACAGTGGACTTTCGGGTTCGTCCTCAATAAAGACAGTGTGAGTAAAGAAATAGTTATAATAATTATCTAAATTTGATTCTTGTGCCTCTGATAAAGAATCTTCACCAACATAATCTCTAGCAAAAAAAGAAAGATTGGGATTGAAAACCATTAATCTTTTCATCTCATTGTAACTTTCCTCCGAAAGAAAATTGTCAATGACTTTTACCATTTTAATGCTTCAGAGATGGAGGGAAACTGTTCAGTGAATACACGTTTTGCATCATTAGCAATGTCCATATGCTCCTTCTGTGTGCCATTAGAAGAGCGCAACTCGATATAATGGATCCACGACCTCACAGAGCCTGACATGTAGAGTCTGGTTGGTACTGCGAGGGGAAGCACAAAACGAGCACACTCCTTTGCGATTCCCTCACGCAGAAGTTCATTATAAAGATCCATACCCTCAGCAAAATATTGAGAGATACGGTTGTTTAAAAACTTAGTCTGTTCAGGATCAACATCATCAATAGAGTTCTGACGGTTCTTTTCATCCTGACGACGCAGTTCTGGAAGTGGAATACCAGCATCCAACCAGTTTACATCAGCATACCGTTGTGAGAATTCTTGATATGTGAATGATCTGTGACGAAGCACTTGAGCTGCGATGCCCCTAGTAGTATTCAACTCCAGAGTCATGAACGCTTGTTCAAAAATACTCCAGTGTTGATGCTTAATACAATAACGTAATAGTCCTGCAAAAGAATCGTTCTCTTGATTTTTAGGATTACTTACACGAGCACAATAGGCAATATGCTTTTCAGCATCAGGTGTTACACTAATCAGTTTTACGTTGTTCACTTTTTTTCAGTACCTTCTTCATCATTTTAGCATACATTACATCTTCTTGGGAATACCATTGAGGATGTTTCTTCGCCCGTTTAATAATTTTTTTAATTGCTTTCTTTTCGGACAACTCTTTCATAGAATTTAGTCTGGGTAACCATCATCGTCGTCAAATACTTCATCATAATCGGTTATAAACGTACTACTTCTTTCGCTATTATATTTAGAAATATCAGAGTACACCTCAGATTCTAAAACTTCCACCAAAGATTTTAAGTTACGAACAATTAGTTTAAGTCGTTCTTGCTGATCGGATTCCATAAAAAAATGGGGACGTTGGCCCCCATTATATCAATGAATGATCAGTAAGTCAATCACTTAGTATAGGTTTGTCCGCGATAAGTAAACGTACCGTGGACTTCTTTCGGCGCATTAAACTTCTTAACCACAACACCACGATATGCGGTATGAGTGATTTGAGCATCATGCAATGCAGACTGCTTTTCAATCTGCTTACGAATCATGTTTAGTGTGTTCATTGTAGGTACTCCTAAAGTAGTGGATTTTTAGGTCCGTTCCTTTAGTCGTTTGCGTCCCAATAGCACTCAGGTGTAGATTCCTTAATGGCCTCTACCAACTCAATCTTAACTTGATTGTTAACATTTTCGTTGTTCAGCATCCGTAGCATAATGCTATCGGCGTCTCGACAATTGAGTGATGAATATAAAAGAATTTCAATCATGGGATGAACGGCTCCGTTCCGCGACTTACTTGCGTCCCACCCAAGAGTGGGATGAACGTCAGGTCTTATTATAGACCTCATATCATTATTTAGTCAAGTGTCTTCGTATCAACACGAACAT